TAGAGTTTATAATAAAGATTATAACTAGAAAGAATATTCTAAAACTAATGCGACATTTTGGAATACTCCACCAAAAACTCCTTTATACCGTAAAGCCCAAACCGCATTAATGAATGCCCAAAGAGTAAAGATTTTAGTCCACGGAAATTTTCAAATAAAACCTGGAACTATGGTTTTTGTTGATTATCATAATTTTGGAGGTCGTTGGATGGTTTATAAAGTTCAAAGAATAATAACAGCACAAAAACATTCTATGTACCTTTATCTTATGAGAGACGGAGGAAGATAAAATGGCAAAATATACAGATATAGATCTATATCTAACAAAAAACGAAATAACCAATGATATCAATATCAAATACGATATTGCAGCAATATCACAATCCATAAAAAATATTATTTTAACGACTAAAGGCGAAAAACCGTTTGCTCCTACTTTTGGAGGTAATTTATACGATATGGTTTACAATGATATATCTCCTATTGAATTGCGTTTAAAAGAACAAGAATTACGAGCAACTATACAATTAAATGAACCAAGAGCTGTAATACAAACACTAAATATTACAGATTCTGGTACTGGAAGTTGGGTTATAGAAATAGTGTATTCGCCTGTATATAACCAAAGCGTAACGAGAGATCTAACAATAACAGTAGGTAACGACACATAATGGCAAATCCTAAAATAAACATTGCATCTCTTGATTTTGACAGCATAAAAACGTCTTTAAAGACATATCTAAGCAATCTTAAAGATTCAGACGGATCTTATAAATTTGCAGGCTACGATTTTAATGGTTCTGGTATGAATGTTCTTTTAGACATTCTTGCCTACAACACTTTGTATTACTCTTTTTATAGCAACATGATTGCTAATGAAACATATCTTGATACAGCCAAATTAGAAACCAATATAGTTTCTTTAGTTAAACCATTAGGTTATTTGGTATCAGGAAGAAAAGCCTCAAAAACAGAAATGACAGTAAAATCAGTATCAGCAACAGATACTCTTACTGCGTATACGGATTATTTTAATGCTACCAGTTCTTCTGGAGCAGTGTATCGTTTCTATCCTATAGAAACGTATAATTTAACTTCCGGTGGTGATTCTAATATTGTTTTATACGAAGGATCATCGGTCGCAAACAATATACCTGTAGTTGTAGATATCGCAGAACAAAAAACATTTTTAGGCACAACAAATATCGATTTAGATACAGTAACCGTTAAAGTTAACGGCACTACTTGGACAAAATATAATAATTTTGAAAGTGATCCTGGTCCAGAAAGTGAAGTGTATTTTTTGGACAGAACATCTTCAGGATTTTATGTTATTTTTGGTAAAAAAACCTTAAACGATTATCAAGCATCCTTTGGAAAAGAAATAACAGAAAATGATGTAGTAACTGTCTCGTATCTCGTTCCAACTGGAGCAGACTCTAACGGGATCTCGTCCATAACAAATAGTAAAGTAACAATATCTTCATCTACAATTTCAAATACTGGTGCAGATTCTGTAGACTTAGATCTGGTAAAATTCTTTGCTCCTAAATTATTTGCTGCAAATGATAGAGCCGTCACCAAAGATGATTATTATGGCCTATTGTTGGCTTCTAATCTATTACCGGCAACCATTACACAACAAGACCAGATTAATGTTTGGGGTGGAGAAGAAGCAGATCCTCCAGCTTTTGGTAGAGTGTTTGTTTCTTACGCCGATACCTCATTAACAACACAGACCGCATCGGTTAAAAAGAGCATATCGTTTTTAAAGGATAAATGCGTTGTTACTATATTACCAGAATATGTACAGCCCCAAATTGTTAATGTTAATTTACAGATAGTTGTAACAGGAGCAGCCACAAATGAATTATCGGGGATTAAATCCCTAATAGAACAAAATTATAATGAAACTTATATTTTTAATAACGATGTGACTTTGACAGACATTAAAAATTTAATAACAGATAATTACTCGTCTGTTAGGCGGGTAGATATTAGTTCTGGTACTATGAGCTTGCTAGTTTTAGGATCTGGAGCAGAAAAAGCTATTTACTTTAAAAATGAACTAGAAACATCTACAGGAATAGGAACGGTAGTAACTTCTGATACATTTACTTACGATTCTAGAACAATATCTTTAGCAGATTTTCCAACATCCGATACTCAAGGTGTGTTGTATGCGGTAGATTCTGCTAATAGAATTATAACCAATCTTAACACGCTGGGCACAGTTAATTATAATACTGGTGAAATAACAATAGATGCAAATGTATTATTAGCAGGAACGGATATTAATATAAATGTTGTGCCAAAATTCTTAGATAGTATTGTAATTAAAAACGAATTCTTAGTAAACGTAACTACAACAGTAACATCGGTCTAATTAAATGATATTACTTTTTACTAAAACTTTACCCGATAAAGATTATTCGGAAAATCAAGACATAAATGACAGTCTTGATGTGAGCGCTCCTGTAGCTTTTAAAATGATGTCACAGCCTGTTGCCTCATTTTATGCACCAACTGAAGATTTATCGACTACTTGCAAATATCCTATTAATATTAGAGAATTGTTTCCGTATTGGCTTCGTTTAACAAACGAAGGAAGCTCAGTATTAATATCATTAACTCAATCGTATTATGACTGGTTAAGTTGTAATATTAAAGATATCAATGATGTCAGCTTTTTTAGACTAGAAGATTTAATAGATTTAGAAAATATTCCAGAAAATTTGGTTGAGCATCTAGCGTATACGTATTTAAATTCTTTATCTTCAGAGACTATAACTCAAAATATAGTTTCTCCAGACAAAGTTTTAAAAATAATTGATAACGTTAAGACCAATTTGTACTCTAAAAAGGGCGCAGAGAACGGATTTAAATACGTAATAAATGAATTTTTTGGTATAGATCCAGACACAATCTCTATATCCTATCCCAAAAGATATGTTTTACGCTTAAATGGCGGAAGATATGATTGGATGCGAGATAATTTGGAGTCGGGTAAAAATTACACAACCAATCTGGATGATTTTTATCCACAATTGACCGGTAGTATATTAAATTATTCGGTTATTCAAGACAATTACTTATGGCAAGAACATTCGTATGTAATCAATGTTGCTGGATTAACAAGAGGATCGTATGAAAGTGCAGTAAAACCACTATTACATCCAGCAGGAACTCAAGACTTTTTTGATCTCCGACAAGATATTTTTAATAATATTGAAGACGCTACATCATTTAATAACGCAGAACTTCCACTTTTTCAAAATTATAGTATGTACAAACTAGGATCTACAGCCAGTATTGGTTACACTCTTGGCTGTTCTGGTTCTGTGGCTATTGGTGGTGTAACTGCTCCTATTTACGTGTTCCCCAGTTGGGACGCAGAAATCTACGCTAAATATTATCCGGGAATGTCTTTTGGTGAAATAAATATTGGAGATTTTCTAGAATTGTCGCCTGCGGAAGGATTTGTATATCCTAATAACAACCTAACCTGTCCATAAAAATGAGCCAACAACAATTATCACAAGAACTAATAAGCGCAAAATTACCAGCTCTACAACTGGTTTTAGGTGGTATTCCTCAGACTAGAAATGACGAATTTATTCCTACTGCCGATGCTTTAATTTCACGAACAATTTCAGAGACAGAAAAAGCATTTATAGCAAACAACAATACTTGGCAATACGGAAAAGTTTATAACGAATGGGACATTAATGTAACTTCTAATTATTACGTGTACAATCCCGAAAATCGAATAGTATATCTGTGTACCGATAATAGAGCGAATAATAGAATAGACGAAGAAGCAGCAATATCTACAGTTATACCAGCAGAAACAACGCCCGGTGTGTTTAAAACAGATGATGGGTACAGTTGGTGCCCATTATTCAAAGTGGATATATCTCAACTAGATTTTTTATCAAATAGAGACCTGCCTCTACCAGACTTAAATCCACCCAAAGACTATTCAACAGTTGAGAGCCAATACGAGTCATTTTGCGGTTCTAGTGGTGTTACATCTTACGGTTGCTGCTGTCTATACTATAAAGAAGACAGCATTAACGATATAACCGGCCAAATATACTCTGCTGGTTCGCTGTCCGGAGAAACAATTTTTAACGAATGCTTTGAATGTCAAAAACTAGCTGATACGCTTGGTCGAGAAGCAACTTTCTTGTCTGGATTTACTGCTGGATCAATTTCTGGTGCAACCGGAGGCCCTAATTCACTCTGTTCTGCCACCAAAACAATTAAAACACTACAAGACCAGCTAACAGAAGACCAATATATTTTAGTGCCTGGTGGTAGCCGAGAATTTGCTTTATCTATGTTGGACAATTTTACAAACGAATCTGGAATTATGGCAATTCGTATAGATCTATCAGATCTGACCACGGCACAAAAAACAATTACTTCTACCACTCCTACCCCAACAGTAACTATTATCGATCCAACCGGAACTGGAGCAACCGCACGTCTTATAACAGAAGTTATAGGCACTGACACTTATCTGGTAATAGGGGTGGAGCTGGTAACATCGGGTTCCGGTTATTCTGAGGTGCCAGACGTTTCTACAGGATATTCTCAGATCGATAATGCCATACGATTAATTTTATTCCCTGATAATTTTTATAACGATCCAACCCAACTAGTACCAAAAGCACGATTGCGAATTAAAGCGTCTATTCCTAGCTATGTTATAGATTCGTCTGTAGAAACAGAAGAAATAACTAAAGTTGCTGTTCTTATAGATCCCAAAAAATTTGGAACAGCTTCTCCTCTAGTCAGTGCCCCTTTGGATACAACAGTAAGAAATCTTCAAACCAAGGTGTTTGTCGGTAAAGACGGAGCAACAATCTACGAAGAGGCGTAATATGGCACCACCAGGATATAATCCACCAAATCAATTTCCTCCACTAACAACAGAGGAGTATGCACCAAGTAACCAAAATATGTTGTTTAACATATACGCAACTGTAAATTCTGTTGTCAATAAAAAAACAAATAATTACGGAATGTATTACACATCTTTAAACTATGGAGTTGGCACTGGCACCAGAAATAATGCAGTGTATATCAATACAGCCCAAACACAATGGCAAGAAGGATACAGAATTGATGTATCTGACGTTAGAGATGTTTTAAATATTGACGATAAGGTTGTTATTGACGGTTCTGATTATACCGTAAAACTAAAAGAAACACCAGAAATAGAACCCATAGGAAAATACGTGGCGTTCCAAGACATTTCGCAGACACCAATAACAGTTCACCCAGACGTTCCCCAAGTTTGGAAGTTTGATATTAGTATAAATATTTCAGAGCTATCATGACCATACCAACACCATTTTCAGCAGATTTTCCACTAAGTGCTAATCCATACAGAAGCAGAATTGAAGCACAGCTTGATTCTGCTAAAAACTACGCAATGGTTGCATTTAAGCCTGGATTTCCACTTCAAGCTTCCGAACTGAACGAAATTCAAGAAATTTTTTACGTACAACAAACGTTAACACAAACGCTATTCGCTAACTGGCACACCAGAGATATGTTAGAACAAAACGGTGCTTCCATGTTAGCAACACCGTGGAACGGTTGTACTCCTTTAAGCTCCGATCTGGTCGCGTACACAACCACAAACAACAAAATTACCATTACTTTTAAAGCAGGATGGTATCTACTTAAACAACAAGACGTAAATTCTGGTTTAGGTATATGGGTGTATAACGCAACAGATACAGTCGCTATCACCGATTACGACCAAAGTTCTTTAGGTTTAGACGGAGAATACGGAATAATTGTAAAACCAGTTCAAATTAATTGCACCACTCTTTCTCCTGAAAGAACCAATGAAGACCGAACCCTCCAAGACTCATCCAGCATAAACGTTATTAACGGTCCCTGTGGTGCAGCCAGAATAAAAATAGAAGTAGTACGATTTGGAAAAAGCGGCGATGCTGCCGCAGACGAATCGTTTCTACCAATAATAACCGCAAGTCGAGGAGTTGATTTTGCGGTCGTATCGTTCAAGAACACTTACAAAATAACACAAGTACCAGTCTAATACCATGCCAATAACCAATCTAGTATACACCGATACGTTTAAAACTTGGTTTGACACAACCAACAGCGTTATTAATTCCGTAAACGGTATTACAGTTTACAATATTTTGGCAGGTGATGGCATTGGTATAACCAGTGCAAACAATATTTTCACAATAAGCCACGGTTCTGATGTAGCTACTGGTGTTACGTTTACCGGTAATGTAAATTTTAGTGGTACAGTAGGGTTTGCGTCTAGCCCAAGCATATCAACAACAACAATAAACGTTACACCAAAAATTACTGGAATAACTGCCGGTAATGTTGTCCGAATGACTACATCTGGTTTGACTTTAGCAAAAGCAGACAGCGCAAGCAACGCTGAAGTTTTAGGTATGGTGGTAAATGAAAACAGTACTTCGTATTCCGTTGCTATTAACGGAGCAATTAATAATACTGCATTTGCTAACACTATTGCTAACGCATTAGGTATTGTTGGTGGTACTTTAATAGCAGGCCAAGCGTACTTTTTAGATCCTGTTGTTGCTGGCGGTATAACCATAAACGAACCCCAAACTTACGGATACGTGACTAAACCAGTACTTTTGGGTATTAGTGGAAACGTTGGTTCTTTATTGCCTTATCGTGGTATACAGATCGAAGGTATAAGTGCAGGTATTACTGCTGAACTGGACAATAAAATTATTGTTCAAATAACTAGACAGAGTGGAACCGGAACAGCACTAAAAGTAGCAGATCCTGTAATTTATTTTAAAGATACTTCAGACATATTTGAAGAACTTGGTTTCGATAGCCAATTTAAAGTATACGGACAACTAAACAGTTCAACATACGGAATATGTGGTGTTGCGGACGCAGAACAATTTGCATCACCAAATTATCTGACAAACAAAGAATTTTTAGGTCTAGTTAGTAAAGTCGTAGTTGATGATCCTTCATATTACATTTTAGAAATTACACTTCCGGGCGGCTCGTTTAACGTAAATACAGCAGATGTTGATGTTAATTTTTTCACAGATACAACTGTTACTCAACAGCTAGAGTTAAACACATCTGCAAAACTGGTATCTGCAACTGGAAACACTAAATTCTGTGACTTTATCTTAACTGGAGCAGGTACAGCTAAAATAATATTAGCGCAAAAGAGTGGTTCTAATGTATCTGGTGGAGAGTTTATAGGCGCAGGAGCCGTTAGTGTAAACGGTTCCACAGCGGCTCTAGAATACGATAATCTTGCACCAAACGGTTCTTTTATTATTTGGCAACGCCAAGCAACAGGATTAACGTTAAATTCTCTCAGTGATTATTCTACTCCTTTTGCTGACAGATGGTTTGTTGTAAAAGCTGGAAACGTAGCCGCTGCAACTACTGCAGATTTTACTAGAGTTGAATTTGCATCAGATCAAGTACAAGTTCCTGGTTCTCCTCTATATTACGCGACAGCAAAAACTGTATACGGAACCAGTCCCCTATCTTTAGAGGACAGAATTAGACTAGAAAATGTTCAAAAGGACGCCAGACTATTCCAGAACCAAGAGGTTACCGTATCTTTCTGGGCTAAATCTTCGGTTAGTGGTTCAACTTTAGATATTAACTCTTATTCGTTGCGACTATTTCCTATGTCTTGTTTTGTGTTTCACTTTTCTATGTCCTTTCCGTTTGGGTAGTATAGTATTGCTTCTGGATTTAATCTATACTCTGAATAATAATTCTTTTCTTTTATCATTATATCTATTTACTAATATAGTAAATAATCTTTAAATATATATACTTCTTTT